CATACATAGCCGTTTACCGCACCTCTGCGAAAGGTAACGTTAGCTAAAAATAGTACATCGGTTGCAAAGGGTTTATACGTCATGGCAATTGCAGCTTATTCGGTTGCAATTTACACACTTATTGCGAGTATTTGAATTGCCACCAACGGGGCTTACTACTACGTTCTTTTTAGTTTTAGGGTTAGCCGGTGCATCGTCGCCCCATAATGGGTAATCGGTAGAGTTATTACACAAAAACTCTATACATTCATTCCAATAGCTAATAGCCTGGTCTTTAGCGTTGGTTACTGCAAACTGTAAAGTCTTAGTATCAACCCTTTCCGATACATCGTTATTGTTTTTAAAGACAATACCAAACCTTGTAACATTAATATTTTGGTTTTGCAAGAAACGAGCATAAGCAAACATTACAATAACGGCTTTTAAGCCAGTAAACGTATAGGTGTTGTTATTGTAAACATAATCGCCACCGTCTAATAACAAAACGTTTTCGGTACTTGCGGGATTGTTTACCACATCAACATAAAACTGATTACCCATTAAGGGTTTAAGGTCAAAGTTTTGCGCTTGTGTTATGTACGGTGTAAGCCTTTCGGTAACGTCTAAATTTCCCGTTAGTTCCCTGTATGGCTCAAAGTCGCTAAATGTTATTAGTGCCATTATTCTATAATTTGAGTTCCGTTAACCATAGCTTCAGCACTTAGTTTGTCAACTCCAAAAACAACCTGTATTGTGTTAACCTTTTGTTGGGGTGTTAATACAGTATCAACTAAAATTGTAGTTAATGCTTGCACGCCACCTACACCAATCGCAGCCGCTAAGTTTTCGCTATCTACGTTTTCTGCTGTTGCTGTTATTGGAATAATTGAGTAATCGTTTGTTGGGTTAATGTTGTAATAGTAACGTGAAAACACTTTACGATACACCTCTTCAACAACTAACCTTTCGTCTTTAGTATTCTTGTTGTAATTGTCGGTAGCTTCTATAAACTCGCCGCTTGTGCCTAACTTGCCCTGTGTTTCTTTGCCTATTAAAATACTTGGTATGCCGTAGTTTTGACGTATGTTATCTTGCACCGATTGCTCTGTATATTCAAACAACTTATCGGTATTCTGTATGTCAACCTTTAATAGTTTGGGGTCGGTAGCCTCTTCGGTACTTTCTACCATCATTATCTTACCTACATTATCAGAGCCTTGAAAACTTTGCAATGTATCTTGCATACCCGACCTTTCAGCTTCATCTTCAAACACACCCCTGTTAATATAGATGTGCGATGCCATAAAGTTAGTAGTTACATCACGGTATTTCTTTAGTTTTATTTCACCGTCAGTAACACAATCCTCTAACACCGGGTCGGCTGTTGCTGTTGGGTATTCATGCCCATCGGCTGAATAATATAAAATCTGACCTTTGTACTTATCCCAACCACCCGCAGCTAAAACCTCTTCTTGCACCCTATCAGAGTTAAAAAAGTTTATGTAATCTATGTTGTCTTTTTTAATTTGCTTGTTGCGCTTACGCCCCCAGTCATCATAAACAGCCACCGCATAAGGTATATAGCTATCCTTTTCTACCGCCAAACGGCAATGTTCAAAAGGTACTGAACTAACGCCTACTATCTCACCGTTGGCATTGTAATTAACGTGCAAAGCCAAGCCACGAAACATTGCTAAATCCTGTGTTGACCTGCGGAGTAACATATCGGTAGTTTGCCCTAACTTGTTAACCTTGCTTTTGTAAAAGGTTTTGTCGGCAAAGCCTTGGCCGAAGATAAACTTTGAAAGAATATCGTTGCACTTAAAAGACGTAGCACTACCCCGAATAATATCCATTACTCGCTGCGGGTAAGCGTTGTCAATATCGTAGCTAAGTATTCCCTCTGTTGGTATTCGTTTAATACAAAGCCTATCCGATATATTTATAATAGACGTTCTTTGCATTACTTAGCTTTGCGCTTTTTAATGTGTTTAGTTACTTTTTCAATTGCTACTTCAGCAAAAACCTCGTTAACTACCTCTTCGGTAATAACTTCAGCTTTTACTTCTTTAGCCACCTTTTCAACCGGCACTTCTTTTAGTAAATCCTCGTTTATAGATTTAAATTTCTTTTCGTAAAATGCACGATTAGAAGTTAGCATATCAATAGCCACCGCTTCGGGTAGAAATGCTTCTGAATATACGCTACCTTTAAAGGTTATCAGCGCACCGCTTTTTAAAATAAAGTTCTTAGTCATAACTTGTTCTTCTTTACCCAAAGATAAGTGATTTTTTAACTTAAAATACTCCTTATATAAACTACCTGGGCAGGTGTTACAATTTACAGTTTTGCCAAAAGTAGTTTTATACAATGCGGCAAACTCTTTTTGAGCATCTGCATTGTACATTACTTGGTTAACGGTTAAATTCATAAGATTTTGTTATTACAAAAAAGGGGCTTTTTATCGCCCCTTTCCTGTTAGTTAAACAATTCTACAATAAGGCTTCAATAAGTGCCAATGTAGTAGCGTAATCGGTATCAAATACGCTAAATTGTAAGTGAGGTTCTTTAGCAAGTTCACCGCTACCAAGTTGTAAAACATAAATACCGTCGTTTTCAAGAACGCTGCGTACCGATGTCAATACTTCTAAGCCGTTGGTGATGCCGTAGATTTCAAAGGCTGTATTTCCAGTAGCAGAACGGTTGTTGTTGCCTACTATTGCAACTAAGTTTCCGCTTTGTACCATTTTCTCAATTTGAGCCTTAGTTTCGGGGGTAATATCAAAAGCAGCAAAACCTACATTGTGTTGGTAGCTATCAAAATATTGACCTTTTACCAATTCCGTACCGGCTGTTATTGAGTTGTTACGTCCCTCTATTTTAAAGATTGTTTCGCCTGATGCTAACGATATACCATCAACAATTTTATGTGGCAAGATACCTGCTGTATCGTAGGTAAATGATGCCCCATCTAAGTTGAAAAGGTAAAGAACGTCCGACGTTCCCCCTACTGGGGGATTGTCGCAGTCTATCAGTATGTTTGCGCTAATGCCACCGCATTGTGCCATAATTCTTAGTTTTTAAAAGTTAGTAAGCTAATTGTACCATGTAATCTTCAAGCACCTTAGCATCAATGTTAAAGGCGAATTTAGCTACATATTTCTCTTCGTATTCAGCATAGAAAGCAGCTACTTCAGAAAGGTTACCAACCTCTTCAACACCTAAGCCTAAGTTTTCGGTAGTTGTAAGAACGGCACGGTGAGGGCGGTAGTTGTTAGAACCGCTATCTTGGTAAAGGCTAATCATACGGTCAAAGAAGTTAACCGCAATTACCGGTATTCCGTTGTATGATAGCATGGTAAAACCACCCTCGATACGCTTGAAAGAACTATCAACACCTTGCATTTCTAACTCGTAAGCGTACTGGTCAAAAACCGACTGTGTTACAAGGTAAACAAGGTCAGAACGGTCACGCAAACGGAAGTCAGCACCTACTTTAAGTGAGTGAAGAGTGCCTGTTGCGATACGGTTTGTCAAGTCGGTAGAGTTGAAAGCCTGTAAAGCGTAAGTAGCTTGGCTATTTTTAGTGGTTAGGTTAGAAACCAAACGGGCTGCTGTTGCAGTACCCACGGCAAATAGCTGTTTCCAAAAACCATCAATCGGGTTGAAGTAGTCAACATCAATACCATCAGTAATATAACCCGCAGGGCTATCGTTATAGTTGGCAGCATCAGTATCACCAAACCAAGCAATACGCCAAGCGGCTTCTACTGCTGCATCGGTTAAACGCTCTTCAACAAAGTTTGCAAAATCAGTATCTAAGATATTGGTTTTGTTTACTCCGTTTTTAGTAGCCCATGCAAAGAAAGATGCTTCTAAGTCAGTCCAACAGTCTTCGATACGGGCTGCAATGTAAGCAGGAGTCCATACCTTTTCGCTAATATCAATAGTAGCGGTATCGGCTGTGGTTGAGCAGGTTGTTTTTTCTTTACCTAATAAACCAAGTTTACCAAGAAATACAATTTGCTTGTTGGCTTTAATGCCGGTAAATATTTGGTGGAACTCGGTAATAGCTTGCTTTTGAAACAGGGCTTCAAAGATAGCTTCCGAAAGGGTTTGTACTTCCCTACGGGTGAATGTGTAATTTGTTGGGTTTAAAATTGCCATTTCGGGTTAAGAGTTAGATGTTTGTTTTTTTATTTTAACGTAATCGGCTTTGCGTTCTTTTGCGCTTTCGATACGGTTGGTATCTTCAGTCGTTTTAGCACGGTTAAGCACTTCTTTTTGGCGTGCCTTTGGCGTGTAGTCGCTTTGTACCTTAGCTTTTAAGGCTACAATTTCTGCGGCTTGCTCTTCAATAGTTGCGGTAGCTGTTTCTAAGGCGGTTGCAACTTCGGCTTCGTCAGATTGGTAAGCTGACAGTTGGGCTTCAAGGTCTGCAACTTTAGCTTGCATTTCAGCCATTGTGTATTCGCTTGGTGCGTACACTTCGGTAATTTTACCGCCCTCTGTAACGATACGGTAGCCCGATAAATCGCCAGTTAAAGCGTGTTCTGCGTTTTCAGGTACTTCGCCTGTGTTGTCAGAGCCTACATAAACCATATCACCTACCTTTGGGTAGCTATCTTCGGTTTCAATGTAAAGTTCCGTTCCGTTTTCTAAGGCAGAATGTAAAGCCTTTGGCTCGTCATTAATCAGAGCCTTTAGTTTGTCAAGTATTGACCTTTTTTTTGTTTCCATTATTATTTCAACTTTTCTTTTAGGTTGCAAATCAATTTTAGCATAAGCCTTAATCGGCTCGGCTATTGCGGTAATAAAACCAAGTTCTAAAGCCTTGCCAGGTGTTAGGGTTGTTTCAACCGCCATAAGCTGTTTAAGGCTATCGGCTGCTTGCCCTGTTTTAGCTGCATAGAAATCGGCTAACTTATTCTCGTTTTCGGTAAGCATTTGAGCTACCTCTGTAAACTTAGCAGCATCGCCACCCGCTTCAGTCCAGGGGTTATGAATAAAAAACTCGCTATTCGGTGTCATTAAACGGGTTTCACCCGCTAAGGCTATAACAGTAGCTATGCTTGCACATAAGCCCTCTATAATAGTTTCAACTGGCTTGCCTAACGACTTAATGTAATCATGGATAGCAAAGCCCTCGCTAACGCTACCGCCCCGTGAATGTATGTGTACACGAACGCTGTCAAATTCTCCCGCATTATTCAACTGTTTGCGAATGCTATCTAATGAAACTACGCCAAACATATCAGCCATATCAGCCGCCACGTTGTCAACTTCACCATAAGCATATATTTCAGCTATTTTTGCCATTAGTACAAAATTGTTACCTTTGGCTAAACTGTTTACTACAAAAAAATGCAAGTAGATGTATTAGGATTAGGGGCAAGCCTAAAAGAATATAGGCCAACTGGTAACTTAACTATCGGGGTGAACGATATAGGGGCGTTCTACCCTGCGGACGTGGTTATTTGTGTTGACAACCTATATAGGTTTAAAGGCGAAAGAAAAAAAACGCTATGTACGTATAAACCAAAGGTTGCATTTTGGTCGCATAGGCAAGAATTTAGGCAGTTTCAACCTAACTTTAAAGAATATGCATTAGGTGGTACTCATAAGATATGGTCTTTAGACAAACCTAATACTGTTGTTTTTGGTTTTACCTCTGTTTATGCTGCGGTAAGTTTAGCCTATAATATATATAAGGCAAAAGAAATAAATATTTACGGCTGCGACCTTGTAAACCACCCGCATTTGGGCGAAAAGCATAAGCTGAATAGCACCGTTAAACACTTAATAGAGTTGTTTTTGTATCTAAAAGAGAAAGGCGTAACTGTTAACCTTTATTGTGGTCTTGCTGACTTGATTTAAATACCATAATGGTATTTTTAAACCACCAAAGCGTAGCGGCATTTCTTAGCTTTTGGCTTGTTTCAACATCGTATTCGTACTCGCTAAACATTTTTATAACCTCTTGGTTAGGCAATTCATTTACATGACCATCGCCCCCTTGACCGGGTATAGCCCAACTGATAACAATAATTTTAGGCTCGTAAACCTTAATGTTATTTACAAAGACGTTACATAATTCTTTTGGTATATGCTCTCCGACTTCTAAAGATAAAACGCATAGCCCATTATATGAACTTTCAACCGACTTATCAAAGTCAATTATTGATTGCGGCAAAGGCTCTGTTAAATCACGTACAAGACAAAACGGGTTATTTCTTGCTGTGCTAGGGTTACCGTCTATTCCATAAGCCAATGTATCTTTTTGATGTCTTAAAGCATAAACATACTTACCCTCTCCACAGCCTAAGTCAATAACTAAATTGCCTTTAAATAAATTGCCTAACGAATTAGCTAATTCACTATCAAACGCATGATGTTTATCAGTATCGTTACCCTGCCAAAATCCCGTTTCTGCAATATTCATATATTTTATCTATTCGGTTTGTAACTTCTATATCAGTTCCGTAGTTGCGGCTATACCATGTATGCACGCAAAAAGGTTTACCATTAAACAATAATTCCGTTGTTAGCCCGTCTCCCCATATCTTAGCTTCTAAGTTAAGCGGTTTGCCTTTGTCATGTAGGTAATAAAATAGACCTGTAAACGGTTCTTCGTTATCGTGGTTGCACGTTCCAATATTTAAAGGCTCTTTGTAACTTGTAATATCGTTAAAGGTGTATTTGTCAATAGCTACCCGCCCCTTTTTAACTATCAGCTTTTTGCATTTGGTAGCGTTAAAGATATTAAAGAACGGGTTTTGTACCGCCCATGACCTTGACCTACCCGAGTGAACTCCGCCATCAGGCATACCCGCATGGGTGTATTCGCCTTTTATAAAATAATCTATCAACTCACACAATACTATCCAATCAGTTATAAAGCAATCCTCATCAATATTTAGGATATATGGTGTTTTAGCATGGTTAAACATATAATAGAGGTAGTCAACTGCTTCGGTAAAACCATCAAATCCAGTACACCTATATTTAGGTACGTCTTTAGGTATAAACTCGCACATACGTTCCCATAAAACAGGGTGTGCGCTTCGGGTGTAAACGGCTATCATAATTGTACCTTTATTAATTCGTAATCTTTATACTGTGTACGGCTTACCAATTTATATTGTAGGGTGTTTAGCCCGTCTTCGCTGCTAAGATACTGTTTTTCTACTGCCATTTGCAGCCTTTCGGTTACTTGTTTGTGGTTGCTCATATCCCTGCTGTGCGGTAAACTTTGAAACTTACACTCCCTACGTTCTATAAATAGGTTTTTGCAGCGTAAAAGCAACTCATCATCTTCACCGCCCCACCCCCAAAACTCGTTAGAGTAACCATTAATACTCCAAAACAAATGTTTGTCAAATATATTCACCCCGCCAAAGTAATCAGGGTATGGCATTCTATTATTAAACTGACTTGCCTGTGTTGCTATATGGCAAGGGTTGGTTGAATACCTGTAATCGGCTGTTTGCGGTAGCATATCAACATCGTGAAATATAAAATAGTCACAATCGTTTACAGCTAAAGCTGCCCCGATGTTTAATAGTTTAGCCCGGTTAAAGGGTTTGTTATCGGCTTGCCCAATAACCTTAACACAATAGTTTTTATACTCCTTAGCCTTTAGGTATTGCTTTAAATGGGGTATAAATTTATTGAGGTGTGTTTCCCTGGTGCGGTAAGGAATAATAAAACACGCCCTTTGCGGTTGCTCTTTTAGGTTTCTTGCTACGTGCGAATTATCTCCTATGTGCTTAACATATCCCTTGCCGTTAATTATTGCAGCAAAGTAACCCATTTCAAAATATAGCTTACTTAGTCTTAATTCTGTTGCCAACCCATGCTCACGGTTTTTACTTGCATAACTGCCTATTAACTGGTAATCATATAGCCTTTTTAAGCAAGGGTTAAAACTAAAGCCATGCCACCTATTTTGATAACCAGTCGTAACGTACTTAAACTTTACCCCGCTTGCCGATTGTATGCTTTTTTCAATGGGGTGTTGGTTGGTATCGTTTATAGCCCTTATCCAAACTTGTAAGATATGCCTACTGCGTTCTAATACCTTTTTGCTGTCTTCAATAAATCCCGACTTGTAAAACTGCCAATCCTCTTCACAATGAAAAATATATTTAGTTTTAACTAATCGGTAGCCAATATCAATACTTTCGGCTTGCCCTTTGTTTACATTATTGTTTACCCAAGTTATTAACGGGTATTTTGCTTGAAGTTCTTTGTTGCAGTCTTTTACCCCGCTATCCTCTACAATAATAAACGAGTGCAAAGGGTAGGTATTAAACTCAAAGAAACTTTCTAATGTCTTAGCTAACAGGCTTGGTCTATTGCACGATGTTAAAACTACCGTTACATCAGATTGATTGGTAAAAGTCATACGCTTCTTTTGTGCAATGTGTTTCTAAGAAATCAATATTTGGCACATACATATTTAATACTGTATGACCTTTGCCGCCTGTTTTACCTATCCCGTGTTTTATGCCAATAGCCATAATATTAGTTGGGCTTACCGTTACCCCGTGCCACTTACTCCATATAAACAAGTCCGCAAAAACATAGTTGTTTGCCGGCATAGGATATTCAATAACATTCTTGCTAACCATACTGGTAAACATACTTGCCCTACCCTTATGGCTTGTAAACTTTAAGCCCTTAACTCCTAAATGATAATAATAGGTGTAATCAATACCAAGTAAATCGGGCTTATCATGTTGTAACCATTCCGCATACATATACTCTATGTAGTTGGGTTGGTAGTAATCGTCATCTTCCCAAAATAGTATGCAATCAGCCCCGCTATTTACAGCCTTTCGTATTCCGTACTTATACCTTTCGCTTATATCAACCTCATTACTCTTAGCAGAGTAATCAACCACAATAACCAAATCGGGCTGCTTGGTTTGGGCTGCTATTTGCTTTTTAGCAAACTCTAAAAACTGCGGTCTATCTCCTCTCGTTGGTATTACTACTGCTAACATTCTTGCCCCATTTTTTTAACAGCACGCCATACGGTTGTATCGTTTACATCGTACTTAGTAGCTACGTTATTTACTGCGGTTGTTATGCTGCAAGGCTTACACATTTCTTGCTTAACCTCTGCATACATTTCCGACTGTTTAATAACAAGAAAGGACATCGCCCCCGACTTTACCAATTTATCCATTAACTCCCTATTGTCGTTTATTAAATCGCCTACCCTCATAAAGTTGCTACGGCTTGTACCTGGTTAACTTGACTTTGAACTGCGTTAATATCTACAACACTAACAACCGGGTTAGGCATTTTTGCAAACATATCGGCTATCATGTTCATATCGTTGTTTACTGTTGGTGCAAATATAGCACCCCCATCGGCAAATTTAACACCGCCCCCCGCTTCATTTATTGCCGAAAGTATCGGTTTAAACATTGCCGTTGACCTTTTGTTAATAATTACCTCACCCCCCTCTGCTTCTATCATACCTCGTGGAGTTCCTATTTTAATACCCCCTTGTGCATGGCTGTTGCCTACTAACATTCCGTCGGCTGCTTTAATCATACCGCCTTTCTCAAAAGAGCCTATTACGGTAGCTTTAAATACTGCGAACGCTGCTTTAATAATACCCGTTAATAATGCCGCTTGTGCAATACCCGCAATACCACCCGTTGCTACACTTTGAGGACTTGCTAAACTTGCCGCAGTAGCTTCAGCAATTGCAGCCGCTTGACGTGCTAAAACTACCTTTTCAATGGTATCAATAGTTATTGCCAATACTTGTTTAGAGAAACGCTTTAAATCAATTCCGCTTGCTGTAATACTTTCAGTAAAAGCCTTGTTGATTAGGTCGGCTTGTGCTGTAAATATATCAGTGTAAACTTTAGCGTTCTCTTCTAACTGTTTAGCTTCGGCATCAGATACAGCCAACCTATCGGCTGTGTATTTTTGAAACTCCTCAAAACTTTTAGCTTCGGCTTCTTGGTTTTTAAGAAGTTGCTCTTGGTTGGTAGTATCTTGGTTGGCAATTAACTCGGCATTAAGGTCTTTTTGAAATTGAGCCTCTTGGGTTAATATTAACCTTAGCTGATTTTGGTAGTTTGTGTTTAATGCCAGTAGGTCGGTTAGGTATTGGCTTTCTATCAATAGCCCCGCAGCCTTGCTATCTTGCAACAGCTTTAAGTCTTTAGCGTATTGCTCTGTTAGTATCTTGGTGCGTTGCTCGGCTGTATCACCTAACAGTTTATTCTCTAAATCGGCTAACGCTTTTAGTGCATCTTCTTTCGCCTTAGCTTCACGCTTGTAAAGCTCTATCCTTGCCCCTACATTATCAGCTTCAATATCCAAACGGTCTTGGTCTAACTTAATTAGTTCAAGGCTGTATTTAGCTTGTAGTTCAACATTCGTTTTGCTTTGAGCCATAAGCGTATTTAACCCTTTCTTTTGGTCTTCAATATCTTTTAGCTTTTGGGCGTTTAATTTAGTTTGTAAATTAAAAAGGACTAAGTCGCTTGCACCTTGCGCTGTTGCTAATTTTATTTGCCTTTCAATATCCCTTGCTCCACCGGCTGCTAAGGCACGCTTTTCGGCTTCTATTTTTACAAGGTCTTCATAGGCTGAAAACAGCAAGTCGGCTTGTTTTTTTTGCGTTTCTATGCTATCCGATACGTTTTCAATAATACCTAACGACTTCTTTTGCTCTTCTACCCACTTGGCATAGTCAACACGCCCAAAACCAATAGCTTCATTAAAATCAGCAAGGGCATTGGTAACACCTTTAAAGTTGAATATCAATTCTCCTAACAATATAACAATAGCCCCTATGCCAGTAGTTGCCAAAGCTATTTTAAACAAACGTAAAGCCCCTGTTGAAGTACCTACTACCGTTGCGTATAATGCTTGGGCTGCTGCTGCTGCCTGTGTACGTGCTGTTGTTAAAGCAACCATAGCCGCACTATCTTTTTGCAGAGCATTAGCTACCTGTTGCACCCCGTTGGCAATAGCCATTGTAGCCTGTATCTTTACTAAGGTCTTTTGTAGGTCTTCTCCCTCTTCACCAAACAAAGCCGCAGCCCCTTGTGCCGCAGCAAAGCCACCCGCAATACCACTAACAGCACCCGCAAACCCATCAATTAAACCCGTATCGCTTGATAGAGCCTTAACTGTGTTGTTTACATCGGAAATGCTGTCTTTTATTTGCCCCGCTTTTTGGCTTAACTCTTGGAACTCCGCACTATTGCCCTTGCCTTGTACCTCTAATTGTTGTAACTGTTGGGTAAGTTCCCGCAATTGTACCTTTAAAGGCTTAACGGCTTCGGAGTAGTTACCTACGTTACGTGCATTTTGCCCATAGCTGCTTTCAACCTCTTTTAGTTTTGAGTTAATACGTGCTAACTCCGCAATTTGGTCTTTGCCCTCTTGAGTATTCTCCCGTTGTTCGGCACTTAACTTGTTAACGGCTGCTTGTGCTACTACATATTGAGCCTTTAATTGTTCTAAGCTACCCTCTGCGGCTTTGCTTGCTTTAATGCTTGCTTGAAGTACACGGTCTTGTTCTCGGTAGCTCTTGTTCAACAAACGTAATTCAGCTTCGGTTGCCCTTACTTGTTTTTCGCTTGCTTTCTCATCACCACGCATTTTGACTAATGCCGTTGATACCTTTTTAATTTGGTCTTCGGTATCTTTTAACGCATTGTTTTGTACGTCAATTTCAATTATTATCTTTTCAGTAGTTGCCATTATGTTTTTATCAATTCAACCTCTGTAAGTTTACCAGGTTGATAGTTGCTAATCTTGTTAACGTAAAACGTACCTAAATGCTGTATAAAGATACGCCTTTTAAAATCAAACCCTAAAGCATCGGTAGCCTTTAAATTGAACAAAGCCTTTAGCTTTTTAAACTTATCAAGGCTAAATGTAAGGGTGGTGTAGTTGTCAATTAACCCATCGGAGTTAGCCGTAAAGGTTAGGTTGTATGCGCTGTTATTCCAAAAGTGGGTTAATGGCTCTGTTGTACTGTTTTGCGCTGTTGTAGTTCCATCATCATAAACCAACTCTTCGGTCATTAAGGTATTATCAATATAGCCTATACGTGGTTTAACGGTTACCAGTTTATAGAGTAAGGTAGTTGTAAAACCTAAGCCCGTTAATATGGTAGGGGTTGCGCTGCTTACTACTATTTCGTTCGGGCTTGCAATAGCCGGTACATCACCCGCAGCAACACTTTGTTCATCAAACTCCAACAAAGGTATCTGCATTACGTTTTGGTTATCAAACCTTATAACGTCTAAACTTGCCGCAAATGGTTGCTGAATAGTAATCAGTTCTTTTTTTAGCGTGGTATCACCTATATCAATATTACCGTTTGCATAGTCAGGTGGGTTGTTGGTTTCGTCAGCCCAACGAAATTGATTGTTTTGTGCAAAAAAATCGGGGTGAAAGGCTATGCTATGGTTGCTTACATTTAGCTTGTCAGTCCAATCTAAAGGCTCTGCATTATAGACCTCATCATAGGTAACAAATTGTGCTATTTGAGCAACAACATCGGTAACAAGTATAAGATTGTAGCGTTGCACCAAAGACTTAACAAACTCTTTAAGGCTCATTTCGGGCATATTGCCAGTACACTCAAAAAGGTTTGTGTAACCTATAACAGTATCTTTTACTTCGGTACACTTAAACACACCATCAAAAAGGCTTGCATTAAATATGGCGTTGGTATCCCCCGCTTCAACCTCTACATATACTATACTACCCTGCGAAACATTTACATTCTCCATTACAAAACTATCAGGCAAAACCATTGATGGGCTTGTAAAGTCATATTGATAGAGTATGGTTGTATTTCCGTTTTGGTCTTCTGCCATTAACCTTAATGCGGGGGGGTTGCTTGCTAATACCCCGTAGGTAATTAAGTATGTAACGCTAAAGTCATATAAGCCTGTTGCGGGTATTGTAAAATCAGGGTTGGCATAGTTTCCTGCTGGGTCGCTTACCTCTGTTGCAAATGTTATCTTATCGGTTGCCCCTGCTAATATGGTTTGCGAACTGCCAACCTTTCGGGCTTCAAATACCTGTAAAGCGTTGTATGTATCGCTATGCTTCGGGTCGTTAGTTACAATAGGTACAAACTCTTTAAGGTATCGGTTATCAGCTAAGAAATCCCCCGTAAAGGTGTAACCAGTTAACTCGGCTATCTTATTCATTAGGCTATGCACAAATATTGCAGGGCGTAACGTCTTAGGGTTTACAGTAAAAGCATTGGTTAAAGTACGGTACACCTCATCAGTTCCGTATTCTATTATAGGCCATATAACCCCCGTTGTGTTTGTTTTGGTGCTAAATGTATTTGGGGTAAGTCCATCAATATTCCAATAACTATCAAAGTCCGAAAGGTCAAGGTCGTTAAGTTTCTTGTCACCAAGCAAGTCAAAGAAATCAGAGTTGCCGCTAAAAAATACGCAATCGGCTTCAAACTGTGTTGCTGAATTAACCTGTAAAAAGCCCGATATGGTTACCCCATCAATTTGCATTTGGGCTTCAATACGGCTATAAGGTATTGAGGACTGACTGTTAACATCATGCGGAAAGCCTAACAAACCCTTGTTTAAATTTGTTAATGGCAGCTTGATGTTATTGGTAAAGTTACCGTTACGGCTCTCTAAATTGGTAAGGTCGTGAACTTGCAAGGTTAAAGCTATAACCGTACCTTTTGGCAAGTCAGCCGCAGTATTACCAATAAATAAATTTACCATAGCTGTTGCCCTAACAGGTTGAAGTTAATAATAGGTTTGGGTTTAATTAACGGCAATTCTTTTACGCTTGTTGCCATTACCTTAGTAACCGAAACGTTATCTATATAATAATAGGCATAGTTAAATTGACTTTCGTAACTTTCGTAACTTTCGTACTTAGTTTCGTAATCGGGGTAAAAGTTGCCTAAGGTTATGTTTTGCTCACCGCCTTTTGCTATGTAGTATTGGCTAAACAGTACCCAGGTACTTGTATCTACCAACATATTGCGTTCTGCTATTACCTTGCTGTAATCAATAACGCTGTAATCGGTATAAAAGCTGTATTGAGGTTGCATATCACCAAAGTAACAACCAATGTTATTAGCTGCTAACTGGTATTTATCCGAACGTGAGTAGTAAAATTGCACAAGGTAAACGCTATCCTTAACCATAGGCTCTATTTCGCCCTTAACCCATTCCCGTATATCGTTATCAATAGCCCCTAAACATAAAGCTATGTAGTTATCGCCCTGTTGAGGTTGTTGGCAGCCAAACCAATTACACGGCACTCCAACATCTGAATAATCAATAGACCGTGAACTGTCGCAGCTACTAATCAAATCGCTATCGCACCTTACGTTATGCCACCCATCGGCTTTATTACCGATAAAGTCGGGGCAAGTTGCAACCTCAAAGCTACCGTTGTACACCTGGGCGTTAACCGCAAAGCTGATTAATATCAGTAATAGCGTTCTCATTAGTTGTTTTGATTAAATTCACTTGGTTTTAAAATACTAAATGTAAGGTCAAAGGTATTCTTTTTGGTATCGGCTACATTCCACGTTCCACCGTTTACAGTCGTTCGGTATAGCACGTTCCCGTCCTCGTCAATAGCATATACAGCCGTAGAACTTAACAAGCCCTTTAGCCCGGTAACATCGTTACTGTCTAAATTATTAGCAGCAAGCGTTACCGCTTCTTTGCCCTGCTTTAATAGCACTACTTCGGTAGAGTTAGCCGTTGCCATATCTTCTATGTAAGGCTCAAACACCCCCGAATTAGATACGCCATAGCTTGTGGTGTTTCGGTTAGTGAATAACCAGTAATCCCACCCGCCCAACTTGTTTAACCAGGTAAGCATAATAGCGTTATCGCAAACCTCGCCTACCTTGATAATCTTTGTTTCGCTTATCCCACCAAACGGAAATGCACTTTGAGTTAACCGGATAGCTGTATAGGTAAAAGCGTTGCTTGTTACAACGCCCCTATCAATTCCTATGCGGCTCACCTCTCCGTTATAATCGTCAAGAGTTCCTAATGCCGTGCTATCAACTACGTTTAAATTCTCGTCGTACCATATTTGAATAGCTGTTATTCCTGTATCGCCTAAGTTCCACAAAAAAGATAAATCAAACGGATAGCCACTCCAATAGGTAGGGCGTGTAAAGCCCGATAAAAACAGAGCATCGCAATCAACATCGTCAATAACTAAGTAGTTAGCAAGGTTGGGGGCTAAAGTTGCCTTTAATTGCATAGCAGCATTAACAGCCCAAAAGTCAGCGTCAACCGTTCCATCTTGGACAACTAAATAAGCCCCGGCTGTTAAGCCGTAATAGTTCTCACGATACCTAACTTGGTAACGGGTGTAGTTTTCAGATAGCCAATTAAGGTCAACACTATTATAAGTGTAATCGGGTATTAGTTCCGATTGTATATAGTTTTGCAGTTCTGCAATAACATCACCATTAGGTAGGTTTTGAAACTTAGCTATCGGAGTTGTTGAACTTGGTGACTGCCCGTTAATAGGTACATAAGCCGAGCCGTTCCAAATATCAACAATAACCTCTACCCGCCAATCTTTGATAACAGTAGGATATATTCCAAATCCACTTGTTGAACCAACATAAGGTATATCGGTTGTAATGTTGTTGCCACTTACCGCAGTTACCAATCCTCTAACATTGTAAGTCGTTCCATCTGCTGACTGAACATATATAGGTGTATCAACATCAACCCCGCTTGGTGGGGTAGTGCTAAAGTTAAAACGGGCAAACCCGCTAACATCGGTAACGGTAGCAAATACCCTGTCTTGCCTTTGAAATGTAAAGCGGGTGTAATTAAATCCCGCATTCCAAAAACACTCCACCCCAGTTAAAGGCTCGGTTGCTGTTGGTATTGTTTCTTGACTAACTGCCATTTAAAGTTCTGTATAAATCCATTAAACGCTCTATTGAAGCCGATTGCTCTTTTGGTGCGCCATACTCAATTCTTAATACTTGCACCTTTGCAAAGTACTCAACATCGTGTATAACCCCACACTTTAAAGTAACTGGGCTTTCAAATTTGGTTGTGGTAGCCCATTCTAATAGGTCGGCTGTTTCCATTATATTACCGTTGCTGTTGTATTCCTTATTACTTCTGACTTAATCAAAGCTACATAATAATCGCCAAACTTTGCGGCTGTATCGTTTAACCATTGCTGATTAACAGCGTCAGTTATTACTCCGCTATTTTGCCCCGACCTGTAAAGCACGTTGCCCTCTTTTAATAGCTTAACCGATATAGCATAAGCTAAAGACCTTTGGTTGCCACTTGCCGATACTATGCCTTTGATTAAAGTCCATTTTTCAATACTATCAACCATTGACTTAGGTGGCTTGTTGGTCTTTTGGCTTGGTCTTGTACCGTACTCACTTGCAAACAAATAACCCGCACCATCAATAAGCACCCCGCCCAGGTCATCGGCTTCAATTCGCATTTCTGCTATTGACTTACCCGAAGCCTTTCGGTTTTGAGCAATCATGTTCTTAGCAATGTTATCCTTTGCCAATGTTAGTTGCTCTTCTATTATCTGCTTTATACTATACATATCGTACCGTAGTTAATAATAGGCAAGTCCATTTCAAGTAAACAGCCAGTTAAGCCAACGTCATAAGGTAGATTAACAACATCGGTTATTGTGTAGTTTAACCCGTTATCAAAGTTAAAAGCCTTTTTGCCGTTGGTGTAGGTATAAGACTGTATGCGGGTAATAAACTCTTTTGCATACGTTCTCATTTGCAAGATAGTAACCCGTTGTTGTGTGGGTGTTGCATCAAGTATCGCCTTATCAGCAAAGAATAAAACAACCGGGTAAACTACGTTGGCATTACCCATGCTTGATAATGTTTCCCGTGAACGTAACGGCTCGTCAAGATACACTTTAGGAAATGTAGCGTTATCGGCTTCCTTGTTTTGCTCAAACCTTGTGCCGTGTGTTAAGGTTAAAGCAGGGCTTGCCCCTATCAAACCTACAACGTCTTGTAATACATCAACTATATCAACGGCTTGCATTTCTTATTTTGTTATAGGTTTCTTGGTAATCAATTACTTCTTTTTCGTAAAGCAAGATAGTAAACGCTTCACTATAATCCAACTGTTGTACCTCTTCACTTGTTAGGTTATGGGCTTTCATTATTGTACGGATTTGCGGGTACGACCTATACTTAGCAAACCTTTCCACCCCCGCAGCTTGTGAGTAGGGGTCGGGCTTGCTGCTAAGGTGCTTTTGTTCTCGGTCAATGACTTCAGCAAGCCTTTCAAAAAAAAATCAATTAACGGCTTTGCGTTGGCTATCGGGTAGCTGCCAAACCATTCGGTTAAGTCCTTAATCGTTTTATCGTTGTAGGGGTTTTCAACTTCACGGGCAAATACTATTGCCAGTAGATTAGCATAACATTTTGGGTTAACCTCTACCCCGTCGGTATTATCAATAGCTGTATTTTGAAATAATATCTTTTGCCCGAATGTTAGGTTATCAAAACCATTAGGCACGTTCAACACCTTACCGTTATAATCAATAACATCGGGTTTGCTAAATTCTATCGTTCGCCCTACCCAACCCAAGTTTACCCCTATTGTTAGGTGAAAGTTGGCAAGGTCGGCATTTTTAAGCGTTACAACATCAATACCAAGTAAGGCGGCTGCTAAGTCAATAGCATCGGCTTCGGGCTTTAATTCCCTTACTCTTGCATACTGATTGAGTGTTACCTCTTCCCAGTCTAAAGGTAGTTGATATTCTTTATTGTCAATTTTCAGCTTTAGCATAGCACAAATATAAATTATTTTTATATATTAGCATCGTCTTTCATGTTTAATTGGTTATGGACTTAGCCCTGCTTAATGCGGGGCTTTGTCGTTCTACGGTCTTATCCGTTACCTGTATCAGGTGTTTACCGCCATTATACTCAAACCGTATAACGTTGGTTTGCTTATGCCTTTTGCAGTTCTTAACCTCAATTCCCGACAAAGCATAGATTGAAAAGATAAACCCTGCAATAGCCCGATAAGCTAAATGCTTGCTTTTGTAGGTTTTATTTGCAACCATATCTAAACCCGCCCCTGATTTATAGGTTATTTGGTAGTCTTCGCCTTGCTTGGTTATTATTATTCGTGCCGCCATGTAAGATTTTATATGTTTTTTGTCAAAATACGGGTGTTTTGTCGGGGTTTTGCCACACTAACCCAAAATGTTGATGTAAGATTTTTACCTCATTCTTGTTAAGCTTACCCGTGTTGGTGTTAATGGTTTACTGACTAACTCATAACTACCATACCTTGCAGCATCTAAAGCATCGTCAAAGTTCTTAACAGGCTCTTCTAATACAGTATCGGTTGCGTTATGCCGTTTCCATTTGTAGTTCTGTATCTCCTTAACCAGGTTCTCACCGTTAACAAATATCTTTTGGCTCTTAACCTTATCAATCCCGTGCTTTACTTCTTTTTGTGCGGACTTGATGTTAAATCCCGCTTTGCGAATATCCTCTATTATTTCAGGTCTTGCACCATCGGCACGTATTTCGTCACGCTTGTTTACTAACTGGCTTAACAGGCTTATTAGTTCGGGTGTTGTTAGGTGGGATTGGTAAAGCATTTCCCGAAGATACAACTCGCCATCACGGTAGCTGCATTTAACTAATGCCGTAGGGTGATTGTAGCCAAAGTCCAAGCCGTACATCACCCTGCAACCATCAGGCTCAATATGGTAATATTCGTAGCGTGGGTATATCAAGTCCTTACTACTCGCCCTTTCACCAAGTCCGTAAACCTTAAACCAGTCGGGGTCAGTTTCCCTTGCAGCTTCTATTTCTGCAATAATTTCTTTAGGCAAAAACGGGTTATCTAAGTACGTGGACTTAATAAGCGTGCAATCTTCCCTAACCAGTATCTTCTCGTATATCCAATGGTAGAGGTCGGACGGGTTAAAGTCCATTATTATCTGCCCAGTTGTACGGCTGTTTACCTGTTTAAAGTCCTCATACGTGCAATAGTTAGCTTCATTAAACCAAAAGTGGTCTTGCTTTCTACCGTGTAACTTTAGCGGGTCATCTAAGCCTATAAACTGTATTTCGCTACCGTTGCTCTTTAGCGTGTACGTTAAGCTACTTAAATGGGCTGTAAAGTATGAACTTATACCCCCGCTACTGATAACGTCTATAAAGTCTTTATAAGCTGTATCTTTTAAATTGGTTAACGCAGAACGGGCAATGGTTATCTTTATACCAGGTGTTTGTATCGCCCTATAAATAAGGTATTGGATAATTGAATACGTCTTGCTTGACCTTGCCCCGCCTTGATGTACTATCAATCGGGTGTTGGCTTGCTCGGTACGTTCAAAAAGAATGGTACTATCGAACGTCATCAGGTCTTACTATGCGAATAGTTAACTCGTTGCTTTCGTTGCCCTCTTTATCAGTAAAGCTAACGTTTTGCAGCTTAGGTAGTATATATGGCAATACCTCGCCACAAGCTTTAACGTAGGGCAATCCCCTTAAACCTGTCATTTCTTTAAACAGTTTCTCTACCATATCTGAATTGAAGCCGTCGGTTAATGCTTCACGTAATTGTTTCTTAACTGGGTTTATTGCCCCTTTAGGTCTCCCCGAATTGCCTTTTTTAAATGCGCCTGATGTCTTTACTCCTTTTGGCATAATTAAGCGTTTGTAAGCGTTATTTACGTTAAAGTTAACAATTCTTTTCTATTTCCCTTACCCGCTATGTTAACAGGCTTGGTAAAGTCGTGAGTATCAGGCTCAAAGTTACTCCAATCCTTTACAATATCAACAACTCTTTCTTTATAATTTGGATATGCGCTGCTGTTTGTTAGCTTTTCGCTATACGATTGAACGCTATCCCTTACGTGTGAATAGTGGTGTAGTTCTAAAAAATCCCTTTTGAAAGTGTGTACCTGGTTACATGGTATCTTTCTTGTTGGGTCGGCTAATACATTCCATTTAGCGGATAGTTGTAGTTTACCTATCTTTTGAATGAAAGGCACGTAATACTCTTCGGGTGTTGCAAATCTTACATTCTTGTATTTGTAATACGTTTGCATTTGGCAAGCGGTGGCTTGTAAGTCGTGGCGGTTAATATAGTATATAGCCCTATCCACCTCTTCAGGCTTGTAAACCTCATCGCAGTCCATAAGTAGTACGTGGGTGCAATCTATTAACCTGTCTATGCCTTGTTGCCTTTTTGCTATTTCGCCTTTGTGGTCTTGGTACTTACCATAGACTAATTCTATTTGGTGGGCGAACGGTTGAATACCAGCAATGCTTTCTTTTAGGTTTTCAAGCCCATCGAAGATATTATATACTATTCCTAACTTCATCTTTTGCTTACAATAGTTTGCAGTTGTTCTTTGCTTATAATTCCATCGTGCGCTAAGTTATGGCATACTCGGCATAATGCAACCAGATTACTAACGTGGTCTTGTTCTGCCTTTCTTTTGCTGCCAAACTTGCTGCGGGGTATTATGTGGTGTATATCAACTGATGTAGCAGAGCATACCTCACAGGCTATCCAACTGCCAGGTATATATCCTAATGCTTTATGGTAGTTAATTATGTGTGGTTGCATTGTTAAAACTTTGTTAGTGTTGTTACTTGGTTTTAAGTTTGTCCTGAATAGCTTGCTCCACAAATGCGGTTATGGTTATGCCGGTTGCTTTCTTGCGTTCCTTTATTTGGGTTAACAAGTCGCTATCAATCTTTATGTTTTCTTTGCTCATATCTTTATTATTTATTGCGCTAAATTACTTTTTTTTATTACACATACAAATCTTTTTCACTTTTTTTCAAAAATTGCTTAGCCATTGATTATAAATTTCCGTAGCTATTTGAGCAGTCATTACCGGCGGAACACTCATTCCGATTAAATACTGAATATCATTATTAAGAAAATTATAATCTTTTGGAAAAGCCCCTGCAAATGTAAACTCCAATTTACTCATACTTCTAAAGCAAGAATAATGATAACCACCTGACCCTTTAGTATGCGCTATTACCGTATTTAGAACATTATTTTTATTTATTTTGTAATGTCCAATAGCTGTGCTTCCGCTTCTTCTAATCATTGTTTGACCTTCTTTTGTTTTTTCCCACATATTTTTTATTGATGGGAACAATCTTCGTATGCCCACACCTTTTGTTTCTTCAATTTCCATAAACTTTATTTCGGGTTCATTAAAGTCTAAAATTAAAACGGGTCGTTGCTCAAAAAAACCGTGCTGCACTAAAAAAGGTGTTGCAATGTCTTTTCTTAAACCAATAAAAAATACCCTTTCACGCCTTTGCGGTACACCCATTTTAGAGGCATCTAATAAAAAGTGTTGTATGTAATACCCGGCAGCTTCAAACTCCTCATAAATCTTAGCTACATACTTTATTGCTTCACCCTGTAACAAGCCCTTTACATTTTCAGCTATTACCACTTTTGGTTGTAATTCTTTAGCCAAATCAATAAAATCAAAAAATAAGGTATCTAATACCTGTTCGGCTTGCCCCTCTCTAAATACCTTTTCTTTGCCCCAATCTTTTTCACGGTTGCCCGCCATACTAAAGCTACTACAAGGCGGAGAGCCATCTAAAATATCTAATTCGTATAATTCTTTAGGCAAATCTTTACGCAGCTTAAAAGTCTGAATAGGCTCTAAATAGCTATACTTAGGTTGGTGGTTAGCTATGTAGCACTCCATCATTTTTGTGTCTATCTCATTGCAACCAATAACATCAAACCCTGCCAACTTATATCCCATAGTAGCACCGCCACCGCAAGCAAAGCAACTAAATACTTTACCCTTATCCTTAGTAAATACAGCGTCTTTTAATGTCCAATTATATGCAAACCTATGTATCATATCTTACCTTGTTTTATTAATTTCTAAAATAATGTAAAACAGCCTTTGTTCTACTGATTTTTTGGCTTTGTTGCAAATCATTAAATATCTGATTGTTGCTTCATTTTTTCTCAAGAAGTTTATCCAACCATTTTCACTTGTATTGATTGACATAGCATAGTCATAGTCTTTTTTTAGCTGCTCATGCTTTATCGTGGTTAGGTCGGACGTGTTGCCTATTTTTTGTCTTAGCAACTCACCTCTGCCCTTTACAATCGTTCCTATAAATGCGGGTATTTCAGTTTTTAAGTCCATTAGAATGGTGTATCAAAGTTAGTATTAGCTTTTAGTGGCTCGGTAAAATCTTTAACTTGCCTGTTCTCTTGATAGTCGGCAAACCTCTGCTTACCCCCGTTAAAAGATAGCCTGATTGAGCCTAATACCCCGTTCCTATGTTTAGCAAATATCAACTCTGCATAGTCTTCGGTATATTCAAAGCCGCTTCCATCGTGAGTAATGTTATAGTAACTTGGTCGCCACGGGAATACAACAACATCAGCATCTTGTTCTATACTTCCGCTATCACGCAGGTCAGATAGTATAGGGCGTTTTTGTCCCCCTCGTTTCTCTACATCTCTACTAAGTTGGCTTAGTGCTATAACAGGCACGTGCAACTCCTTTGCCATTAGTTTTAGGTTGCGGGTTATATGGCTTACCCTTGCATTGGCATCGGCGTAGCTTCCCATTTCGGGTGCGCTAATTAGTTGGATATAATCAATAACAATCAAACCAAGCCCGTATTCGCTTTTAATCTTTGCTGCCTTATTCCATAT